TAGTATCGCTGATGACAGGTCTCTTCCTTACACGGCATATCTAGTAGAATATTATGATGAGGACGGTCATAAAAAATTTGACCTTGTGACTTGTAATAAAAAAGTGGAGATCTTCGATCACTATTGGGACAGATATAGAGAGGGACTAGTCAAGTTCACTCAATCTGAGGGAAGAGTCAACCCTAAACTTTGGAGTCCTCCTAAGAAAGGAAAAAACTGAGCAAAATCGACCTTTAGGTTCAAAATATCGGGAAAAAAAATCCCAGGTATTTTTTGATCCTAAAGGTTTTTTAAAATTGTATCACATTTTACAAAACTACTTGCATATATACCATATATGGTCTATAATAGACCTATCGTTCATCCCATTCGCTGTTTGCGAATAGCGAATAGGACGCAAGTAAGTCGCGGAACGGAGCGTTCATCCTATGTTATCACTCGCTTTGATCTTTTTTAGTCATGTCCCAGTAGAGAATTATCTTCGCTGCGAAGACTATGAATGGTTGAAGCAGGGACTACAAGAGACAACTCTTTTCACTCCCGCTGAGAAGTCTTCGATCCTAATCAATTGGATCGAGCATACAGACCCTTCTTGTTTTGATAACAAGGACGCACACGACTGAAGGAACGGGAATATTACATTCTCATTTCTTTAGGAGTAAAACAATGAGCCTTCTCAATCTTTATAGCAATAAGACTTCTTATCGTGGAGCTTCTTACGATCCTCACGCTAAGAAAGAAACCGTAACTAGAACCTTCGTTGAAACCTATCGTGGTTGCAAGCACGAAGAGACTAAGGAGGTTGCAAAATGAAGAAAGTAGTTTCATCTAATTGGCTCTCTGTCATTAAGGCAAAGCAGATCAAAGATCAGAAATTACATAACGCTCAACTTTGTGCCGCAGGACACTGCCCAGCAAAGGTGAAGTAATGGAAGACTACACATATCATTATGATGATATGGATAAAGATAACAGACCACCTGCCTGCTATCAACTAACTTATAGGGGATGTAGGTATTGGTCTTGCTATCGAATACACTTGCGTGATTGGTTTGAACAGTTAATGACTTCTCAACCAATATTCAATAGAAGGGGTTGACACCCCTTCTTTTTTTGTGTAGAATTGAAAAAACCTATTTTTCCATGGACAGACAAGTTTTAAAAGGTTTGGTTCTCACTCTCAAAGCGATTGTTGAGGACTTGGAAGCAGAAGTTTTCTCTGATACTTCTGCATATACTTCACCGAGAAGTACAGATTACGACGAAGTTTTTGTTGACGGAGACGATGATGGATATCCAGACTGATTGGCGTTACAGTGATCAGAAAATGAAACTCAGGCAAGAGTGTTTGAGTATTCTGATGCAAAAGTTTGGATCTCAATTGAACTCCGATGGTACATCTAAATACAGTAACCAGAGCATCTACGAGTGTGCCCATGATTGGGTCTCTCAGGGCAATATGATATCTGCAGGTTTAGTCAAATTTTACGAGGTGTACTATGCGGTACAAGGACACGATTCGTCTAACCAAGGAAGCACTTAAACAACCTTGGTTGTATACTGAAGAAGAATTAATTTATATGCGTAAAGCCAAGAAAGCGGCAAAGCGCGGTCTTAAAATGAAACAAATGAGGGAACTAGATGCAAAGCGTAAAACTGATTCAAGCGACACCGAATCCTGAAGAAACTATGGCGTATATCGCCAGGGTCTCAAATCCAAAAAATCAGGATAATCCGAGTTTTGAAGGATTGCTGAAGTACTGTATTAATCACGGACACTGGTCTGTATTTGAGCAAGCGTTTATGACGCTGGAGATTGAGACTACCCGTGCTATCGCAGCTCAAATTCTTCGTCATCGTTCATTCACATATCAAGAATTTTCTCAGAGGTATGCTGATTCTTCCCTACTCTCAGAGGCGATCCCAGTCCCAGAACTTCGTCGTCAAGACACCAAGAATCGTCAAAATTCTATTGACGACCTGGATCCTGAGTTTGTAAAACTGACTACTAGGCAGATTGACACCTATTTCAAGCAGGGTATGAGTTTGTATCAGCACCTGTTGGACTGTGGAGTCGCCAAGGAGTGCGCTAGAATGGTGCTTCCCTTAGCAACGCCCACTAGGATCTATATGACGGGTTCCTGCCGTTCCTGGGTGCATTACATCACGCTCAGGGGTGCAAATGGAACCCAGAAGGAACACATGGAAATCGCTAATGCCGCAAAGGCAATTTTCTGCGAACAATTCCCAACTGTAGGTAAAGCACTTGAGTGGAATGAAAATTAATGCTGTCCGCTATGTCAGTGAACCTCCAGCAACTCCTTTTGCTCCAACTTGGGACTTCACTCTCGCTAACGCGCAGATTGACATTGATCTTGATAAGTTAAAAGATTTGATTCTTGAAAAAGAAGTCGAAATTAAAGAAAAGTTTGTATCTGATTTGAATGATGGTAAAACGGGTCTTGGAACAGATAGTTTGACCGCAAGATTCAAATATTTCAATGTCTTGAAGTGGAATAGTTCTGAATGTAAAAAACTTCACGAGAGTATTCGTGAAATCCATACAAAATATTATGACACTTTGGTGGGTGGAGATATTCCACCCCTAAAAATTAGATGTTGGGCAAATGTTTTAAGAAAGGGAGAATTTATCGATAAACATTCACACTCTCATCATCCACATACCTACTTAAGTGGTCATTTTTGTGTAAGTGCAACTAACACTTCAACTAACTATATTCCACCCTATACTGACTGGGGAGATGATATAATTGTAAAGAATAATCCTGGAGAATTGACACTATTTCCTACATGGTTGCCTCATTACACAACTAAGACTGAAGTAGATGAACCCAGAATTACTATCGCATTTGATATTGTTCCTTCCGAGGGATGTCTTCACCTCGATGAAGACAATCTGGTCGAACTCTAAATATTACATACACAATGTTTTGAAATGGCAACTTATCCTGTAAAGAATACCGTAACTGGTGAAACAAAAGAAGTGGTTATGAGTATCCATGATTGGGATCAGTGGAAACTTGATAACCCAGAATGGATTAGAGATTTCTCCGACCCTAGCACATGTCCTGGAGTAGGAGAAGTTGGTGAATGGAAGGACAAACTTCGTAAAAAGGCACCAGGATGGAATGATGTGCTTCGTAGAGCACAAAAAACTGGAAACAACCGTCAAAAACTTACCCTCGATTAATCCCTATGCCCAGAAAGAGAAAATCGTCTGAACCTATTGGTGTTGGTATGACTGCTAAACAGATGAGAAGGAAGAAACCGATTAATACGGACTTCCTTGTTGATATTACTCCCCTCACAGATAACCAAGAAACACTCTTCAAAAATTATCATCTTGGGAAAAACATTTTTGCATACGGAGCAGCAGGTACTGGTAAAACCTTTATTGTGCTGTATAATGCTCTTAAGGATGTTTTAGACGAACACTCTCCTTATCAAAAAATCTATATTGTCCGTTCTCTCGTTTCTACCAGAGAGATTGGTTTCCTCCCTGGAGATCATGAGGACAAATCTGCTCTTTACCAGATTCCTTATAAGAATATGGTAAAGTATATGTTTGAACTGCCTACAGATTCTGACTTTGAAATGCTGTATGGCAATCTCAAGCAACAGGAGACCATTTCTTTCTGGTCTACATCTTTTATTCGTGGAACCACTCTTGATGATGCTATCATCATCGTTGATGAGTGTCAGAACCTGAACTTCCACGAACTTGATAGTATCATTACTCGTGTCGGTGAGAACACCAAGATTCACTTCTGTGGTGATGCTACTCAAACTGACCTTACAAAAACATATGAGCGTAACGGCATCCTGGACTTTATGAAGATCTTGGAACAAATGCCATCATTCTCGTCTATTGAATTTGATGTCAACGATATCGTTCGTTCTGGTCTCTGTAAGGAATATCTAACTACAAAACTGGCTCTTGGTATGTAATGTTTAATCATCTTGAAATTGAACTCCCTCGTTTAGAGAGAGACACCATTGATGGTGTTCGATACTATGATACACCTGATGCAAAGATGGTATCCATTACCTCTATCATCAGTTTTTATGAACGGGAAAAGTTTGCTAAATGGCGTAAACGGGTCGGTGATGAGGTTGCCAACGAGATTACTCGGAAGGCAACCCGTCGGGGAACCGACATGCATACTTTGACCGAACATTATCTTAAAAATCAGGACCTTCCAGAGGTTCAACCACTTCCCAACTTCTTATTCAAGATTGCTAAGCCTACTTTGAATAAGATTGACAATATTCACACTTTAGAAGGTTCTCTCTATAGTAAAGAACTTGGTGTTGCAGGCACTGTTGACTGTATCGCTGAATATAACGGCGAATTAGCGATTATTGACTTTAAGACTAGCAAGAAACCAAAACCAAGAGATTGGATTGATGGTTATTTTGTCCAATGTGCTGCTTATGCTTGCATGTATTACGAACTAACGGGTGTTCCCGTTAAAAAGTTTGTGATTATCATGGCATGTGAAGACGGTAGTTGTAAAGTGTACGAAGAGTATGATAAACTTAAGTACATGAAGTTACTCACAAAGTACATCAGAAATTTCGTAGAATTTAAACTAAATGGAAAATGAACTAAGCAAAGCTTTGGGCAAAAAATTCATGAATGCCACAAAGTTCTCTTTAGAAATTGAAAATCTAGTCTTGCGTGAAAAGATCAATTATATTGAGGCAATTGTTCTTTTCTGCGAAGAAAATAATATTGAAGTAGATTCGATTACCAAACTCATTTCAAAACCTCTGAAGGAGAAATTGAAGCGTGATGCTATCGATCTCAACTTCATGAAAAAGACCACGAGAGCACGGTTGCCGCTCTAAATAAACCAGGCAGAGGAGAAAAATGTCTGACTTCTTTGAATCGGAATTTGTCCAAGAGGCAATCCAAGATATTAATGAACTTCAGGAAGAAATCTATACTGAAGTGTTTGCTTTCGACAAGTTGGATCGTGAAGATAAGGTCAAGCATCTTGACAAACTCGACACTCTGCTGGAGAAACAGAGGAATCTATACACTAGAATGACTCTCTCCGATGATCCTCGCGCAAAAGAAATGCGTGATAATGTCCGTAAGTCTGCTATAATGATGGGGTTCCCATCTGATGTGGACTGTGGGGTTCTCTTTGCAAACATGCAGAAAACCCTCGAAAATGTCAGGAAACAGATTTCTTGACATGGGCGCTGGGTCCGCCCTATAATAGACCCGTACAAACCAAATCCATTTCACAAGCCAAATCCAAATGTCGTTTTCTAATCTCAAGAAACAGTCCTCCCTCGGTTCCCTGACTGCCAAACTGGTCAAGGAAGTAGAAAAAACCAATAAGGGAGGTGGCGCGTCTGATGATCGTCTTTGGAAACCCGAAGTCGATAAAGCAGGTAACGGTTATGCAGTTATCCGTTTCCTTCCCGCTCCTGAAGGCGAAGATCTTCCGTGGGCAAAGATGTATTCCCATGCCTTCCAAGGTAACGGTGGTTGGTACATCGAGAATTCTTTGACCACTCTCGGTCAAAAAGATCCTGTTTCCGAACTCAATACGAGTCTCTGGAACAGCGGCAGTGATGCCGATAAAGAGACTGCTCGTAAGCAGAAGCGTAAACTCTCTTATTACGCTAACATCTATGTTGTGAAGGACCCCGCAAATCCTGACAACGAAGGTCGTGTGTTCCTCTACAAGTTTGGTAAGAAGATCTTCGACAAGATCATGTCTGCCATGCAACCTGAGTTTGAAGACGAAGATCCCATCAACCCCTTCGATTTCTGGGGTGGTGCAGACTTCAAGATCAAGATCAAGAAGGTTGCTGGATACTGGAACTATGATAGTTCCGAGTTCGCTCGTCCTGGTGCTCTCCTGGATGACGACGATGCTATGGAAGCAATCTGGAAGAAGCAATATTCTCTCGCTGAGATCGTTGATCCTTCCCAGTTCAAGTCCTACGAAGAACTGAAGAAGCGTCTCGATTATGTTCTTGGGATCACTGCTGCTCCTAAGGCACCCGATCCTGAAGTTCGTGATGAAGAAGACGATTATAGTTTTCAGTCTGTCCCCAAGGCAATGAAGGAAGAACTGAATTCTCTGTCATCCTCCAACTCTAATGATGAGGATGATGCTCTGAGTTACTTCCAGCGTCTTGCTGAAGAGTGAGTATAAATAGAGGGAGGGAAACCTCCCTTTTTCTTTTGTAGTCTCATTAATTACAGAAATGTCATTCCAAGGTACACCATTTGTTGTCACTTATGATGATGGTGACAACACCAACACTCAACAAATTGAGGTTGTTGCAGAATCTGCTGCTCTTGCAGAGCAAAGAGTAAGACATCTTTTCCCCTCCGCTCAAAACATTGTAGTCGCTGCTGCCTGATAAATGTCTCGCAATCAAGTCATTGTTTATAATGGAGATGATGGCTACTGTAATGTAGTCATTCCATCGACACAATGCATTCTCTCTGACGAGGATATCATTGCAAAGGATGTCCCCGTTGCTGAGTATGCGGTGATCGATCACACTGAATTGCCCACCAAGACATTTAGAAACGCATGGAAATACAACCACTCAAGTTCGACTGTGGATGTGGATCTTGCAAGTGCCAAAGAAATAACGACCAAACTTCTAGAGGATCGTTATCTGGCAACGGAGAAACAGAACGAGGAGATCACGAGAGTCGCCAACATGAGGGGACAAACTCCAGAACTTCTTGATAATCCCGCAGTTCCGTACTCTACTATTAACGCC